AAATGTATAATAGAAGCTTCAACTATCGAGTTAAACAAACAAAAAGCTTATGGTTATAAGCAAGATATTAATCCTTATTTTTTAAAATTTATGAAAACTTACGTAACAAAAACATCAATCACATTCGAAAACGTTCAAAACAAACAACAATTAATACAAGGTTTGTCTATAATAATAGGTAAAACTATAAACATAGATAATAAAGATGTATTAATTAATTCTAGCTTTATTAACTTTATAAAAGCTAACGCTAATGAATCTCAGTTCTCAGGTATGGGTCCTTATATATATCCTAGAAAATTTAAAAAGTATTTAGATGATTTAAATAAATCTGAAGATACTACTTTTGAAGACATTAGAGACTGGGCTAGAGATAAAGGTATATATGAAAAAGGTGATATTAAAACACAATCATTAAAACTATATGAGGAAGCTGGTGAATTAGCTAGAGCCGTTATAAATGAAGATAAAGACGAGATTATAGATGCTATTGGAGATGCTGTAGTTGTTTTAACTTCTGTTGCTGAGTTTGCTGGTGTAAAAATAGAAGACTGTATAAACGCTGCTTATAATGAAATTAAAGGCCGTAAAGGTAAAATGTCTAACGGAAGCTTTGTAAAGTCAAAATAATTTTGTATATTTGCATAATAATTTAAAAACTATAAATATGACAATTAAAACTAAAGACGAGATAGTGCAAAAAGTACTACTCAAAATGGATGCTAGAAGTGTTGAAGGTAATTTAAAATACGGAGGTACAATGGCTAGTGAAATTACTGAAGGTAAAAAGAATCTAAAAGATTTTGTTATCGATGTACAAGAAGAATTAATGGACGCATTACTTTATTTAGAATCAGTTAAAACTATATTAAACAATGAAGGTATTTAAAAACGCACAAGAAGCATTTACTACATTATATGATTATATATCAGAAAACGGTGTAGAGTTCGCAGGTACTAAAGCTATATTTAACGAAGGCTTTACTTTACTAAACCCTAAAGACAGAATGATTACTTCTGAATTTCGTAAATTCAACTTAGAATATACTGAAGCAGAATGGAAATGGTATTTATCAGCTGACCCTAGCGTACAAGCATTAGGAGACATATACGGTAAAGTTCCTATGATTTGGAAACGTATGGCTGATGAAGATGGAAACGTTAGGTCTAATTACGGATGGCAATGGTCTAGAAATAATCAATTAAATAAAGTTATTGATTCATTAAAAGCTAATAATCAAACTAGACAAGCAGCTATTAGTATTTATGACGGTAAGGAAATTGATACTTATTCTAAAGACACTCCTTGTACTTATGCTGTTCAGTTTACGGTATTAGATAGTAAATTGAATATGTCTGTTCTAATGCGCTCTAATGACCTCTGGCACGGCTTTTGTATAGACCAATACTGTTTTAGCAAACTTCAGGAATATGTAAGCGAGCAAACAGGTTATGAAATGGGAACTTATTTTCACTATGCACATAATATGCATATTTATAATAATTTCTTAAATAGAAAATAAATTAAAAAAAACTTTTATATATTTAAAAAAAGTATTATATTTGTACTATAATTAAAAACCCTTAAATTAAATTAAAATGAAAATTAAAAAACTATTAAAAATTTATTTAGTATTTGCAGTAATGTTTTGGACTATTATATCTTTAACTAGCTGTGAATCTAAAGAAGACGCTTCAGTTTTCTGTTCAGATGACTCTGAGTTATTCGGAGAGTATCTTAACTCACAAAAAACTCTATACTATACTTTCAATTATGATTGTACTCTTAGCCTTAATGAGGTTGTAAGTTCTAGAGTAGGAGAATTTAGTAAAGGTGAGTTAGTTTATAATGGTTCTTTTGAATACATTAACGGAGTTTTAAATGTTCAGGATTTATATTTTGACGCTGAAACTTTTATTTCAAACGGAAAAGTTAGAATAACTGAAGGAGACGGATTTGTAGCGCTTAAAAAAGTAAACTAATGTTAACACCTGCACAATTAAAAGAAAGAGCTTTAAATAAAATAGATGCTAAGCTATTCTTTGCTCAAAAAGATTTAGAAAGAAACTCTTTAGAAATAGACGGAGTTATCCCCTCTAAAATGGATACTGATAGTTTATTGAATATTAGATATTCTTACCAAACTGAAGTAGATGTATTAAGATACATTAAACAAGCAATAGAAAAGTTTAGTTCTAAATTAGATGAATCTCAATTAGACCTAGAAGAATTAATTAACGAAATGACTAAAAGATAATGGCTAAAACAATTTCAACAACAAAAGTACAAAAAGTAAGAAAGAAGCGTAAAGGAGTTCATAGTAAAAATGCTAGTAAAGGACAGAACGCTTATAAGAAGCCTTACAGAGGTCAAGGAAAATAATTAAAAAAAAGCTTTTTTATATAAATAATATTTTGTATATTTGCATTAAATAATAATAATATGACATTACAAGAAAAATTATCAAAAATTCAAGTAGAGCTTAAAGTAGCTAAGACAAAAACAAATAAGTTCGGAGGTTATAAATTCCGATCAGCAGAAGACATCTTAGAATCTTTAAAGCCTATGAATCAGAAATACAGTGTTTACTTTCTAATCCGTGAGGATTTAATTAGTGAAGCTGTAATTAAAAGCGAGGCTACAATCTTTGATTTAGAAGGAAACTCTATTAGCTCATCAGCTATAGTAGGAGTAGATTTAAACCAAAAAGGAATGGCTACAGCTCAGCAATATGGTTCAGCTAGTTCTTACGGCAAAAAGTATGCACTAGGTAACTTATTGTTAATTGACGATACAGCAGACGCTGACGCTACTAACACTCACGGTAAAACACAAAAAGGTAAACCTAGCTTAAATGCTAATACACCTGAATTTTTAAAGGCTGTTGAGTATGTAAAAGGCGGTGGAGATATGTCTGCTATAGAATCAAAGTATAACGTAAGTGCTGACGTTAAAAAGCAATTAGCACAAAAATTAGTATAATAAAAACCCTTAAATTAAATTAAAAATGGCAAGTATTTTAACAATCGGCTTAAACAAAGACAAAGTTCAATTCAATGAAAAAGGTTGGGCTAACGTAACAATTGTTCTTCAAGATGAAACTAATCAGTATGGCCAAAACGTGTCTGCTTATATGAATCAGACTAAAGCGCAAAGAGAAGCTAAAGAAGCTAAAAATTACGTAGGTAATGGACGTGTGGTTTGGACTGAAGGTTCAGTAACTATCGCTGAAAAGGTTGAGCAAGGTGTAACTGCATCTGAGCAATCTACAGCAGGTAGAGAGACTCCTGACCTACCGTTTTAGTTAACCCCTGACACAATTAAAGAAAGTACCCTTAACCCTTAAATTAAATTAAATGATTGCAACTATAAAAGACCTTAAAGAAAAAGTATTAGATATTAAATACGATAGGATTGAACAAGGTAAAACTTTAGATATTCCTGAGGTTGACGAATGGTTGAGGTTTAAAAAGGGTGCTTTCAACATTTGTGTAGGTCACGCAAATACAGGTAAAACTACAGTAGTTCTATATCTTATGTTAGCTTATGCTTTGAAGCACGATCTAAGTTGGTTAATTTTCTCATCAGAAAATACTGACTACTCAATAGCTAGAAAACTTATAGAATTTAAAACAGCTACACCTGTACAGAAGCTCCCTGATGCTAGAATAGAAGAAGAATTAAATTGGATAAACGATCATTTCAAAATAATCTCAGTAAATAAAATATATACAGCTAGAACCTTAATGGAAGAAGCTAAGAAAATAAAGGAGGTTTTTGATTATGACGGTTTATTTGTTGATCCTTATAACTCTCTAGCAAAAGATGCTCAACTATTAAGAAGCGTTGGAGGTCACGAATACGACTATCAAATAGCTTCAGAAATGAGATTGTTCTGTAAAGAGAATAACGTAACTATGTGGCTTAACTGTCACGCTGTTACAGAAGCTTTAAGAAGAAAGCATCCTCAAGATCACGAGTTTGCAGGTTTCCCTATGCCTCCTAGTATGGCAGATGTAGAAGGAGGGGGTAAATGGGGTAATAGAGCTGATGACGTTGTTTCTATTCACAGATATACTCAACACCCTGAGAGATGGATGTATTCAGATATTCACGTAACAAAGGTAAAAGAAACAGAGACAGGCGGTAGACCTACTCCATATGATGCACCTATTAGCTTACGAATGATGCCTAGTAATACAGCTTTCACTATAGCAGGTAGAGATGTAATCTCAGTAGATAAATTTGATAACAATTTAAAATTTTAATTATGATAATAATAATAAGCATATTACTTTTATTCTTAGTTGGTTTACATATGTGGACTACTAATAAGAATACTAGTATAGAAGTAGGTTTATTTTTTGGCTTATTCTTTGGATTTGCTTTAACTAGAAATGAAGATGAAGTAGCTGAAGTTGTAAATTTACAAATAGCTTTAGGATTTATAACTATAAATATTGCTTCTTATGAATACAAATAAAGCTATAGAGCTTCTAGCTAAACATCACTCTGAATTTATTACTATGACTAAGGCTATAGCAGGTAATAACCACGAGGTTAGAAATTATGCTGAAGACTATGTTCAAGACGCTTATATAAAGTTAATGAAATATGATGACTTATATGACAAAATTATAACTAACGATAAAGCTACAAAAGGCTATATGTTTTTTACAGTAAGATCAATAGTTTTAAATGAGTTAAAAAGAGTTAAGAAATGTAGATATAACTTTGTGGGTGATGAGTATGATATGGAGGAGAAATATATGTTAGAGGATAAAGGAATTGATCCTGTTAAAATACAGGAAGATTTATTAGAGTCTAAAATGTATGATGTTTTAAAAGAGTCTGTTGAATGGTTTGACTACGAACTATTTAGAACGTATCTAAAGACAGGTAAATCTTTCAGAGTATTAGCTGAAGAATCAGGTTTAGGTATTCAAACTATATACCTATCAATTAAGAAAAGTAAATTAATAATAGCCGATAAGTTGTTTGAAGACTATATCGACTTTAAAAATGGAGAATTATGACAAGAATAGAAATTTTAGAAGCATTAGAATCTAATCAAGGACATTTAAACGCAATTAATAATAAATAATTATGGATAATTTAAACGACAAAATTTTTGAACTTCACGCCGAAGGACTTAAAGCAGGTAAAATAGCACAAAAGCTAAAAGTTAAAAAAGCTGTTGTATTAGACATCTTAGGTGATGCTGCTAATAAAGGCTTTGGAGACGTTGTAGAATCTATTACAGAAGCTACAGGAATTAAAGCTGTAGTAGAATCTTTAACAGACGATTGCGGTTGTGCTGCAAGAAAAGAAACTTTAAACAAGTTGTTTCCTAATAGAAACTTAAATGATTTATCTATTGAAGATAATGAATACTTAACTAAGTTTTTTGCTCTTAAACAATCTTATGTTAATTCAGAACAACAAAAAGAATTAGTAAAGATTTATAATAACGTATTTAACTCTAAGCGTAAAGTCTCAAACTGTTCGCCTTGCGTTGCAGGTATGCTAAGAGAATTAAAAGAAATATACGTTTCTGCTAATGGTTAAGGAACTAAACACAAAGAAGCTCTTTAAGATGCCACTTAGGGAGCTTTATAGTGTTGCTGATCAAATGGCTACTAAACTTCAATGGCTTCATTCTACAGGACAAAATGAGACTAGACCTGAGAAATATAAAAGATTAGCGTTAGAATTATATCACGTTAGTAAAATTATAGAGAAGAAAGAGGAATTAAAAGAAAATAAAAAGTATAAATATTAAAAAAAACTTTTTAGTTTAAATATATTTTATTATATTTGCACTATCAAATTATAAAACAATAAAAAATATGTCAGATTTTAGACCTAGATTACACGGACAAAAGAAAGTAAACTTTGAATTCTTTAACCAAAAAGAAAGCAGAGTATTAGTTATTGGAGACTTACACGCTCCTTTTGACTTAGAATCTTATTTTGATCACTGCGTACAAACTTATGAAAGATACAATTGCAATAGAGTTGTATTTATTGGAGATGTTATTGATAATCATTATTCATCTTACCACGAAACAGATGCTAACGGAATGGGAGGCTCTCAAGAATTAGAATTAGCTATTAAACGTTTAGAGCGTTGGTATCACCGTTTTCCTGATGCTGATGTTACTATAGGTAATCACGATAGAATTATTATGAGAAAAGCTCAGAGTTCTGCTGTACCTAAACAATGGATTAAAGATTATAAAGAAGTATTAAATACTCCTAATTGGAACTTTGTAACTTCTGTAGATATTGACGGAGTTCATTATATTCACGGTGAAGCAGGAACAGCTAAGACTAAAGCTAGAGCTGATATGCGTTCTACTGTTCAAGGACACTTACATACTCAAGCTTATACTGAGTACTTTGTAGGAGCTAATAGTAGAATATTTGGCTGTCAAGTAGGTTGCGGTATTGACTTTGCTTCTTACGCTATGGCTTACGCTAAAGCAGGGAAAAAACCCGCTATAGGTTGTGCTGTAGTAATTGGAGGACGTACAGCTATTAATGAATTAATGGTATTATAATGAATATAGAACTAGATGCAATAGAAGGAGCAGGAGTTTTAGAACAATTGTTCTGTCCTGCTTCAAATGATGAATGTATAAAAGAAGATGTTACAGAAGCTCAAAAGCGTAAAGCTACGCCTGTATTTAGTGGAGTATTAAAGTACTTCCCTGATGCACTTAAAGAAGTAGCTAAATGTTCTAAAGCAGGTAATGATCAGCACAATCCTAATCAACCTTTGTTTTGGGATAGAGCCAAGAGTAAAGATGAGCTAGACGCTTTAACACGTCATTTAATTGATCACGGAGTTAATCCTGTTGATACTGACGGAGTTTTACACCTAGCAAAGGTAGCTTGGCGTTCTTTGGCTGCACTT